GGCCAGTGTCAATCGGTGTCATTACGCTCATTGTTGTGCTGGCTCGTATGCACTACAACATCGAAGCTCTTACGGAAAAAGTCAAAGTCCTGTTTGATTTCCACAATAAAAGAAAGGATTAAATAATTATGCCAAAAGGAAAAGGAACATACGGAACAACTAGAGGTCGTCCACCCAAAAAGGGTAAGATGGGCAAACGAGGCAAATGTAAGTAATGCCAAAGAAAGCAAAGAGTGGAGGTAAGATATGTCCAGAAGGTAAAGCCTGGGCTAGACGTACGTTTGATACGTATCCATCTGCTTATGCCAATATGGCTGCATCTAAGTATTGCAAGAATCCTAACTATGCAAAGAAGTCCAAGGGTGGTAAACGCAAGGGAAAATAATGGGTCAACTAAAACAATGGCGGGAACAGAACTGGGTAAGGATTGGAACTGATGGATCAATCAAAGGACCTTGCGGAACGTCGAAGGATAAGAAAAACCCTGACCGTTGCCTCCCTAAAAGAAAGGCTCTCAGCCTGTCGAAAGCGGAAAGAGCAAGCACTGCTCGAAAGAAAAAGAAAGCAGGAGCAAAGGGAAAAACCGTAGTATCAAATACACCTAAAGCAAAAGTAAGAAGTAAGTAACAATGGCAGACAAATCAAAGATGAAGTGCAACGTGCCACGCCGTGAAGTCCAGGGCGGGAAGAAGTTTGTCGTAAAAGCTTGCGAAGGTGGCAAGGAAAAGTTGATACGTTTTGGTGATGCTAATATGAGTATTAAGAAAAATAGACCAGCCCGTAAGAGAAGCTACTGCGCCCGTAGTGCTGGTATAAAGGGAGGCAAGGGCAAGATGTCCGCCAACTACTGGAGCCGTAAGGCTTGGGACTGCTAATGTCATTATCACAAAGAACAGACCGCTTTAGCGGAGTAGGTGCAATCCTATCTATTAAACCAAGTTCAGGCACTCCGATGACCTCGGTTAATTCTTATATTGTTACGAGTCGTGGCATAGCACCTAATGTTATTCACGCTACTAACCCTATACACAAGCCAGGCACTACAACTGATTTGAACGCTAACTCAATCTTCTTTGAGCCAGATGTAAGCGTTGGTTCAGACGGAGTTCCTACATTTTCTCAACTTGTTATTGATACATCAAGCACCGATGCAACATTAGGCGTAAGTCAATACAAAGAATACTTTACGGTAACTGACCCTGGCGTTATGGGCACTCAAGGATTTTACGCTATTGGTGGCAACTCTGGCGGTGCTTTACGAGTGCCTAGGGCTATTTCATTACCTCAAACAAGGAGAAGGGAGGGAACCGTTAATGTGTTTTTATCAACCTCTGAAGATACTGAAAGTGAAGTTGCTTATCAAGACGCTGGAGTTAATTGGTGCGGAATATCTTTTGCTAACTTTTACACTGGTCAGACTAATTCAACTGCTTCTGTGTCTGGTTCTTACAGAACATTTAATAAATACTTAAGAACAGAAAGTGGTATTTACCCCGCGACAGATGTGGCTTCGGCTAGCACGGCTGGAGTTTACGCTGCCTCATCTACATCAACAGCAACTGGCGATACGTCTTACACAACAACAGGTATATATCGATCACAGACAGTTCCGTTTTTAAAGAAGATTGATGGAACTCAGACTTACCTAAAAACTAATGTAACATTTGCATAGTATGGATGAAACCTTTTTATACCGAGCCGCTACGCAAGTTCGGCAAGAATCAGAGCCATCTATATCTGATATGTATGCTCAAGCTACATCTCTAAAATCTGACTTAACGGGAGGTTCTGACGAATACTTTGAAACGTCTGGTGCTAAAAATCAAATAGATGTCGGTGGCAGTGGTGGAGGCACTACTGAAGAAGACCAGGACATTAGCCCCACTACTCCTTTTTCAATTACAGTTAACGGAAGCACTACTGAAAGCGGTATTCAAACTTCTCCGTTTACCTTAGATTGCTTAGGAGGAACAGGAGAGTACCCCGCAAGAACCACGGGGACATCACCTCAGGTGGTTACATTTCCTTCACCTACTGGCTTATCTGTAGCTCCCCCATCGTCTGGAACAACAATGTTTGTTGTTTACGCAAAGGTTTCAGTAACTATGACGGCAACCGCTGGGGCTGATGTATCAACAACTGGAACAATTGTAATATCTGAAACATCTGCTGCGGCAGATAAGGTTGGATCAAATACTAGATTTGTAAACAATGGTTTGAACTCATATACTTACTTCTTTCTTATAGGAAATGTTGCAGCATCTAGAAGGAGTGACGGCAGATACTCTGTTCGTATATCTCAAATACAAGAAGGCAACTATACATATGGAAATACTAAAAGCACAACGGCTACAGTTGGTGGTGTTACTGTATCAACTAAGGATGGGCTAAGAAAATTTACAATTTGTATTAACGGAGAACCGTTTACAGCAGATATAGATGTATCTAATATTGTTAAGGTTACGTAATGCCAACCGCAACTTCATTTGCAGCACTAGGAAGGGGAAACGGTCTTCCGTTTTGTGCTTATAAGGTAGATGTTACTGATCCAGGGCTTGCTCCGTTTGGGGTTACAATCCATTGGATGACATTAGGTGGAGTGTCCAGTGGAAGCGCATCGCAAGCACAAATAGATCTGTCTCTTAGAAATGCTATGAAGTTACTTTGGAATCTGCATTCTGTTCAAGTTGGAACATTTACTGCTAGTAGCGAAATTACAGGCAGGACTGGTTTTTCGTCGGGCACTTATGGCACTATATCAGGATGGCCCAATGACTCAAGTTCAGCAAGTTTAAGCAACCAAGAAGCTGTTATTCAAACTACTGAAGATGGTGCATTAGTTGACTTTCTTCCAAATCATAGAGTTTGCATTAATAGCTCAGGCACTTTCACGGGTGGAATTTCAGGTTCCCGTCAAGAACGAGATCCATCGAGTGCAGCAGTTAATGACTCCAGTGTTGCGATTAAAGCAGATTTTGAAATTATAAGAATGTATAATGGAAGCAAAGATGATGAGTCTAATTTTGTAGGATATGGATGTATCCCTGGCGATGGAGATGTTCTGAATCAAATAAAAGGATTATCCGCTCGGTCTGGAACTGAGGCAAACGCTAGGTCAACTAATTCCGAAGTTTATATGAGAATGAAAATAAATGCTTCTTCAATACAAGCTGGAGACACTGACTCAGGTATAGACCCATCATCTGGATTTGAATTTGCCGAAAACATTTCTAATGTTAATTTAGGTGGTATGCCCTTCGTAGCAAAAACTTTTATTGAGTCACGTACTCATGTTTCTTCTTCGGCAGATGTTCAAAATGTTACTAACACGCTCTCAGCATCTTCACTTTCTGGAACTGCGTCAAGTAGTTTTAGCGTAGATTTTAACGGCGATGGTGAGTTTACAGCAGCTGGCAACGGTTCAATTAGTGCAAGCATTACCGATCTTAACTTTTACACTTACAACTAACCCCCTTATGATATAATACAGCTATGACTGAAGAAGAAAGACTAGAACTTGAACGCTTAAGACTAGGTGGTGCCAACAACTTATCTGAAGCACTAGACGTTCCTATGCCCGTAACAAACGTGGGTCTAATGGGTGAACCCCTACGCGAGCAACCAAGTGTTGAAGATATCAGAACCAGGACGGATCCAGACGGTCCCTTCGGCCGTGCTGGGGGTTACGCAAATTATCAAGAAAACCAGGCTGGGTTCCAGGGTTTCATGTCTGGATTGGGCCGCGTCTTTACGGATACAACGGGAAGTGATATGCGAGCTGAAAGATATGCCCCTAGAAATCAGCCCATAGATATAGTTCCAAGTGGTAACACAATGCAGCCAGACACCCCGATGCTTGACAGTATCATGGAATCAGGTGTCGGTCCTTTCCAGCCAGGAGCAGTTGACTTCTCAAAGCCTCCTACAACCAATGTTCCTAGCGGGACTGCTCAACCTAGCGGAATTACAATGGGAGCCGATGGGGTCATTAACTTACCCGCTTTAACCAGGGATTCCTCATTAGCACCAGAAGCTACGTTCCTTCGGGCTGACGGAAGCATTGGTGAAATATTTCCAGGACAGCGTATAGGTGACGCGTTCCCAGGTAATCCCGATACCCCTTCGCTAGGCGGTCAGGTACAGGACGTTGACCTACCTGGAGGCACGGGCTTCGTTCGCGCACCTGAGGGTATGGTTAAAACCATAGGCCCTGACGGTAGAATGATTTTTGCTACACAGGAGCAGGCTAATGCAATGGCACCTACAGTAACAGCACCCACAGTAACCGAACCTACAGCCACAGCACCTACAACAGCAGGTCAGCAGTCAAGACTTGACGCGATGGGGCTAAATATGGAGTCACTTAAACAAATTGGACGAGATGCAATGAGTGGTCCAAGGGCGGCTTTTAGGTATCTTACGGATCCATCACAGCCATCTTTTGGCGAAGTCGTAAAGGACGTTGCACAGGAACAAGGCACTGGGTCTGGCTTTGAAACTCAAGGACAGTCAAGTGCTATACCACAAGGTCAACCAGGTTCAAGAATGATGACAATGGAGTTCAGGGATGCTAATCAAGATGGAATAGAGGATAGGTCACAAGGGATATTTAGACCAGGTGATTTGGGAGGTGGGCCATTAGGCCCCGTCATGCTTCCCCGTGGATCGGGCGCTAACCTACCAACTATGGCGAGCGTTAATGCCATGTCGGGAATGGCTCCACAGGGTCTCCCTGCCCTATCCGCATACGAGCAAGCAAGTATGGACAGGGAAGCTGGAATTGCCGCTAGGGACAGACTACCAGGTGAAACCCAGACGCAAAGAGATACCCGTATCGCTCAAAGCAGAACTCAACGTTCTAGCCAGGGTGGACTAAGTCAGGCTGACGCTAGAGATTTGGCTCAAGGTATGGCTAAAGGTGCAACCGAAGGCGAAAAAATGAGAGCCTTACAAATACAATCAAGGCTAGGACTAGGTTCATTCCGACCAGGGACTCCCAGGGTGGACAAGTTGTCCCAGGCTACATCTATGGTTGACCGAATGATTTCTGGTGGTCAACTATCCCCAGAGAAAAGAAACGCAGCTATACAGAAAATCATGGGCGTAGGTTCTCTTGATAATACAGCTGGTGCCGCTGGCGCTGGTGTTATAGGAAGTGCGGAGTTCGACAGGGTTGCTTCCCAGTTACAAGAGGGTGGTTCCTTATACAATATGGGTATAAGGGTTGACCCATCTGTTGTGGACCCATTGACTGGAGCTGCTCAAATCTATCGTGAAAAACCAGGACTTGAATTTGGCCCACCCGAAAGACTACCAGTATCCCCAGAACTATTGCAACAACTTCTTCCTTATGCTAGATCAGTAAGACAGGGTGGAACTATGACTCAGGATTTTACTAACATGGGAATGCAAGTAAACCAATTTGCTGGATCAAGATAATTAAAATATATGGCCGTTTCAAACGTCACTCTACCTAACGGCGAGCGTGTTAACATCTCCCATGAGGATGATGCTAGTGAACTCGACGTCCTTAACTTCGCTTACCGTGAATACGTTACTAACACGGACCCTGGTAGCGCCTTTGGTAGAGGTATAAGGGACGGCGTTGACCTCCTTCAGGCTTCCTATGGTTCAACCCTTGAGGGGATTGGATCATTGCTGGACTCAGAATCCCTACAACAAGTAGGTGCTGATGTTGTTGCTGAACAGCGAGGACAGATGGATGCGGAAGCATTCCGCCAGCAACGATACGGGGACCAGGACGAGGGTATAGTTGACTACGCCTTGAACCTAGCTGGTGCCTCCACTCCACAGATGGCATCCACATTTGCTGGAGCTGGTGCGGGGGCGGCTATTGGAGCTGGATTTTTTGGAGTAGGTGCTTTACCAGGAGCAATTATAGGTGGCTTCTTGGCTAATATGCCTTACTTCTATGGTGACAATAGAGAGCGCCAGAAGGAGGCCATTGAGCGAGGGTTTAGGACTGAGATGGATGAAGGTGCGGCTGCGCTATATGCTGTGCCTCAGTCCCTTTTGGATGCTGCATTCTCCGCCCTTGGTACCAAGTTCCTGTCGTCGGGAGCGCTTAAAGCTGGAGGAGGTTTGCTTACACGAGCAACAAGGGGTGCAGTCGAGGGTGCTATTATTGAAGCTCCTACAGAGCTAGGACAGCAGTTCCTGAATCGATACCAGGCTGGATTGCCAATCGATAGCGACGAAGCTAAACTTGAATACATGGAGGCGGCCAAGGGTGGCGCTCTTCTTGGTGGTTTATTTAGTGGTGGTGGTAGGGCCGTGTTCGGTAGCAAAGAAGGACCCGATGCTATGCCTGCACCAGCAGAGGAGGAGACGGTCCAGATGCCCCCCTCGGTTACTGCACCCGAACCTTCGGTTGCTACACCAGAAGGTGAAGCAGTATCTCCAGAGGTAGGAGATATCCTTGAAGCTGAACAAGCACCTCAGAGTGAATTAACACCTGAGGATGAGGCCGCTATTGATACAGAGATTGATGCTACTACTCAGCAAGACCAGCAAGGTATCGGAGACAGGCGCTTTGAAGACAACGTAGCCGTTGAGGAGGCCGATTATATTTTACCCGACGTAGAGCTTGACGACATTGCCAGACTTGACGTAGGGCAACTCTCTGACGAAGAACTCCAGAAGTTAATTGAATCGTATAATACATATGATAACACGGGCGACAGGGTCCGCAACTTGGATTATCTTCAACAATTTGCAGAAAGGTTTAATCGTGATCTTGATAAGAACAATAAAAAATACAATGCAGAAAGAAAGCGCATTGCACGAGCAATTAAGGAACGTGATGCTAGATCTCGTGGAGAGGTTAGCCAGTTAAGTGAAGCTGATTTTGATGCCCTTGCCGAAGAAGCACAACGCAAACGCGGAAGAGGTGGTTCACCAGAAGCTCAAACGGAAGAAATGCTAACAGCACAGGAAGAGGCTGCCCTGGAAGCGGAGATGCAACGTGAATTCTTTGGGGAGGCAGTGCTAACGGTAGAGGACGAGGCTGCTTTGGATGCGGAGATAAGGCGAGAACTGTCAGGTGACACTACAACCCAAGAAGATCTGCCCGTAGCGACCAGTAAAACAATAAAGGAGTTCAGGGGGATGACTCCTAAGCAGGTTGAGGAGGCTAGGTTCGTTGACGAGCAAGCCAAGTCAGCGCCCGTAACTGCCCCACCCCAGGAGGTTGATTCCGAGGCAGTGAAGGAACAACAGGATACTATTGATGATGCTGAGTCCCGCATTGCTGACTTGCAGTCCGAGATAGATACTGAAAAGAGCAATATCAAAGAAGCCAGGGACAGGAATAAAAAAGAAATTGCTGCTGTCCGTAAGTCAAAGCTATCCAAGGAAGATAAGGCCGATAAAATAGAGGACCTCAAGGCATCTCTTCAGGACGAGGTTGATGACATTAACGGAAACATTGGCATCTACAAGGAAGAGATGTCTAGTTTTAAGAAGGACCTACGCAAGGCTAAGAAGGAACTGGATAAATTAAATACTGCAGCCCAAGGGACTGTTTCTGAGGCTGAGAAGGGATACCGTGAGTATTTAGCTGAGAGGGAACTACGTAAGGCCAAAAAGAAGAACATAAAGATAACTGCAAAAGTTCTAAGCAACTTGCGTAAGACCGCTGTTCAAATTGCAGGCGCTGTAGGATCAAGAACTAAGGTTGAGTTAACTACATTTTATTCCAAGGACGAGGACCGTTCAGCGACTTTTGATGCAGTCAACAACGATGGTATGTTTGATATTGTTGATGGTAATGCAATCAAAGGAAAAGAACTTCCTGTCGGGACTGTTGTTGATGCAAGAATAAATAAATACGAGGGCGGTGATTTTGAATTGTTTGATTCCCGTGAGCTAAGGCTCAAAGAGGACGGCACCTGGGAAGAAGTTAAAGATATAGCTAGACTAAGAGAAGAAGCAGCTCTGCCAAAAGCAGAAGGTGCCTTAACGGAAGAAGAGCTTGTATACATCCTTGGCCAAATGGACGGGGACCTAACCGTAGGTGCTGATGGTCGTATCATTCCATTTACAGACGAAGAAGCATTTGTAGCACTGCCTTCAAATCAAAAAGCTAAACATCTCCTGCATAGAAAAAACCCAATTAAAAAGGGTGCAGTAAGACTAAACTTAAATTCAAAATTTTATAAGAAGGATGGAGTAGTTAAAAAGTATAACGCCGAACAAGAAAAGGCGGGGATACCAAGACAAGAGGGTGCGGTCGGACCTTTGTTTGTTCAGACCTTGCACCGAATAAACCGAGCAGGAGTGCCAGAACACACCAAGGCTTACAGTTATGGTCGTGCTTTTACCATTCGGAACGCAACATTCTCTGTAAATCCATTTGCTAAAACAATTATTAGATCAAAGGCTAAGAACAAATACCCAATGGCCAGCGTCGATGGAGACATTGTTGCAGATGCAGAGCCTAACCTGGGGGGCGAGGTCCTGTCCTTCAACCCGTTCGTGCATGATTCTTTTGTAGATAGCCAAGGCAGGACAGTGATAGGAGCCGACGAGATTACTGTATACGGAACAAAAGGTTATGCCAGGGGCAACATACAATATTCAGATACAGCACCTGAGGTTGTTACTGCATCAGAGATTCTTAGCCTTGCAAGGCAAGGCAAGAAGTACGTTCACCCTAATTTTCACCCAAATGGAATAGACCTATCTAAACTTAGTAGCGCCGAAATTGAAGCACTTGAGGCCCTGGCCGCTCAAGAGGATCCAGATAGTGCGCCACTAACAGAACAAGATGTACAGGACGGAAAAGAGGGAGAGCAAGGGCTTGTCGTTGATACTCCTGTCACTGGTGACGTGGTTGCGGGGGCTGACTTAATTCAACCAGGCGGACCCGTAAGTGTGCCTAACGCACCAGTTATCTCCAGGTCTTCACTGCGTGATAAAAATGGATTTATATATTTCTCGGACCGCACAAGGGTAGGTACATACACTGGGCTGGACCCTGAGAGTAACATTAGTATTCCGCTACAAGGCGGCATGGGATATGCGTTCATTCCCCAGAATGTCGAAGCGGAGGCTGGCTGGGCATTTACGTCTGATAATATATTTACTCGCTTTCGTGATAAGGTAAATCAAACTGACGGAATTGGATACGTAGCCTTGTACACCAAGGAAAACCTGAGGGCTAACGGGACTTTCTTACTAGCCTATATAGCGGAGGTTGAGTATGCACTCGCTTCTGGTAAACTAACAAGGGCTGACTTCCAAAATGAAATCAACGGACTGCGTGAAAGGTTCCTTGCGAAGAAAGTTAAAGATAAGGACTTTATTTCTAGGGATGTGGATTGGTATTCGCTGTGGAACAAGCAATGGAAAACACCAGCGGACCTTCAAGCTGCACTTGATGCAGCGGGGTTTGAAACTAGAGCAGCGGCTTTTTCAGCTAAGAAAGCTACAACGAAAGGTGCAAAGCCTGGTGATTTATCTGGTGGTCAGCTAGCATCTAAACGATCAGTCAAAAAAGGTATGCCTGATGTCATACGTATGATTGATCTTTTTGCCGAGCCTGACCTAGCAAATAGAAAACGTGGTGAAATCATTGGGGCCGTTCAGTTTCAAAAGGGACAGCAGTCCGCTGTTACTGCTAGCGAGATCGGTTCGGATAATCATTTAAGTTACCCTCTTGTAATTAGGGGTCGAGGCATTGGGGTTTTTGATAGCACGGTAAATGTACTAGACGTAATTAAAACTCAGAAAGCAAAGAACCAAGCACTGCGAAGTGCAGAGACTAGCTTCCCTACTTCGTCTGAAGTCGGGTCCGCAGAAGTAACGGCTGGGACCGACACTGGCCCTGAGATAGCTAACATAATCAACGAGGGTAAGACCTTTGAGAATGTTGGTCAGCTAGAGCGATTCATTAACAAAGTATTTGCACCCGTAGCTAGCAAGCTGGGAGTTAAGATCGTAGCTAACTATTCAATCATTAGGGCCTTGCAATACAATGTAACGCAGGGCGTTATTGAATACAATCCAGTCGGTCTAATCAACAACGATAGCCAGTATCTTACTGCTAGTATGCGCGAGGAATTAATTCACGCGGCGATGCACAAGGTCCTGATTAACCAGAACAAAGGCAAGAGCAAGGTAGCGGCCTGGGTGGACTTCATGACCAAGCTCGGCCAGGATCTTACAGGAGATCAAAGGCAGGCCCTGTCCGAGGTTTATTTTAATCTAGGTAGCGACATGGATTTCGGGGCTGAGTACAGCAGGGCTGTCATACAGCAGGCCCTTTACGGGGACATCACTGAGGTCTATGCTAAGGGTAAATCATTTGAAAAGATTAAGAAACTATTCCGTTCTATACAGGGATTCATCGCTAGGACATTTGGCTCCGAGGTATCTAACCCAGAAGTAGCTGGTGTCATACGGGCCTCTGCTGACCTGCTTAAAGCAGTTGACCCATCAGTGCGCCCAAGTAACCAGGTAGTCGTAGGTGCCGCGATGAATAACTCCGTGGACCTGAACCCTAACTCGGAGATAACTTCTCAGGACGTTGTCGAGGCGGGTAAGCCGCCGAGTAAGCGTAAGGTTGATCTTAACTTTGCGGATAAGTATCTGTTCACGGTTAGTTACGTCCTCGGTAAGATACACCCAAGGCTCAAGGGTTTAATACGGAACTACTACGGGATTATACAAACCAAGGTCCTTGCCTACCAGACTGCGATGGCACCGTTCTTTGTGAAAATGCGAGGCATCAAAAATAAGTCGGACCGCCTAAGACTGAAGCAACTCCTTATGTATAGCCCCGTGGTTGCTGATGCAGGCACAGCCGAACAGGAGGCGCTACTGGCTAAATACGGTATGCTTGAGGACTACAATAACCTTGTGCGTCCATCTCTAGATAAACTTAGGGCTGACCTAGTGGCACGGGGCGTAGATGTAGGTGATCTGTTTGATTACTTCCCTCGTCGTATTAAGAACTTCAAGGCACTACAAGCGGTCAAGGCCGCGTGGGGTAATACAGTTGGAGCAAGTTTCAAGGATTTTATAAAAGCGAGAAACGACAGAATATTGAAGGTTCGTTCTGATATGTTGACTCTAAATGAAGAGCTTGTAAAAGCTAGCGACAACAACGATCAGGCTGGTGTTCAAAGAATAAGCCGACAGTTAAAAGAGCTGTCAGCTAAGGACGACGTAATCATCAGTATAGGAAGCAAGGAGACAGCGTTACAAGAAGCTCAGGCGTGGGAAGAGTTCACATCAAACCTAGCTAGGACTAATCCCGATATGCTCCCAGGCAACGTCCGTGAACGTGCAATGAAGGACCAGATTCCTGATGAGTTATTACAATACTACGAGGACCCAGCCCAAGCTATGGAGAGTTACATCTTCAACATGGTATCCGCTGCGGAAACTATTAAATTAATAGGCAGTAGATTTGTTACCAACAAAGAGGGGACTCAGATGGATGAGGCTAGCGAGTTAGGCAAACTCGTGCAGGAGCTACGTGCTTCGGGTGCTATCATTGATGAGCAAGCGGATCGAACAATCCCTGAGATAATGAAACTTATACTTTCTCCTAAGAAAGGTGAGTCCAGGATCCTGCAGTTAGCTCGGTCATTTGGATACGGGACACTTCTAGTTGAGTTCACCTCTACCCTATCGCAGTTATACGACCTTCCGTTTGTGATGCTGGACAATGGATTAATACCCACCTTCAGCGCAATGTTCAGTTCCGAAAGACTCAAGGGTTCCGCCTTCGGGATAGATACCGAGAAGATTAGCCAGGAGTTCGCGGGGGATGACAAGTTCCTAGAGAAGGCTGTTCGCCTAGGTCTTCGTTCTACTGGCTTCACAAAGCTGGACCAGATTATGAAGGAGACTAACCTAACGGCTAACTACAGACGTTTCCGCAAGTTGGCTAACCTTTACTACAAGGACAGGAGTGACTCAAGGATTAAAACATTTACTGCTGAAATGACCGCGCTTGGCTACAGCCGCGCGGAGCAGGACCAATTGATAGCTGACCTGAAGGGAGACAAGAAGGATTCGGCCCTTGTCCGTAGCCTGCTGTTCAACAAGCTGTCGGAGACACAACCCCTAAGCTCGGCTGAGATGGCTATGGGTATTGTGGGTAACCCGAACCTAAGAATCGCTGTAGCTATGAAGTCCTTCATGGTTAAACAACTGGTCTTCACCAAGGACAGAATGCTCAACGATATTGTTAACCCAAAAAGCACCAATGCACAGCGACTAAAAGCGTCCAAGGATCTGGCCAAGCTACTGACCTTTATGCTCCTAATTGGTATTCCTGTTGATGCCCTCAAGGACTTCTTGGCTGGCCGCGTAGGTTATCTTGATGACTACCTCTTTGACGGTGTGTTCCGTATAGCTGGTGTCAGTAGATATACTGGATACAAGATTCGCTCCGAGGGTATTGGCCGTGCGGCATTTGATTACGCAACTCCAGTAGCTTTCCAGCAGGCTATGGATGCGACGGGTGAATTACAGAAGGTAATGAGTGGAGAGAGAGCGTTTACCCAAAGTAAGTTCGTTGCATACGCACCGTACTCGGACGTAGTCAATCGTATGTTTGGATTCCAGAAGGTGAAGGAAAGAAAGACAATCAAACGTAAGGCGTCCGAAGGAGAGTTCCCACTGTTCATACCACCTGGCGCCCTGTAAAATAAAACAAAGCCCTTGTAGGGCCTTATAGCCCTGAATCCTTGTGCAAGGACGGGGTGAAATAAGAAGCCCCACCCCCCAATCAAAAAGGGTGAGGCTAGGCATAAGCAGGGAATGAAACAGGAGGCAATGATGGACCCCCCGCCCTGGATTACTCCTGGGGCTTACCCAATTGTGCCTTAAATTCTCTTTTCCATTTAGTATAAGTAGAAGGAGCTATGTCGCATAGCTCGGACGCAAGTTTAAATGAGTAACCCTCTTCTCTGAGTTTGTCAATCTTGAGAACTGTCTCAATCTTCTTGTCATCGCTCAAGTTCTTCGGGGACTTATTGGTTCTACTCGGCACGACGTATTCCGCTGTCCCGAACTCTTCCTCAAGTTCTTCGATGCGCTTCATCTCCTCAGCGATTTTATCATAGGCCCAGTCCACGAAGTTCTTCTCGGATCTCCTGTCGTTGCAAAACATATCGTTATTGAATTCCATAATTACCTCCACCCTTTCGCTCTCTTGGAATGCTTCCATCCATTCTTATCGATGCCCCAGCCCTGGATGTTTCCGATGTTGTGGTATTCACATAGCTCTCTTCTGATAGTTTTACCTAGCTTTGAGGCTTCTCGGATCTGAACTGACACCGAGCAATTGTATTTATTATTCAAGAATTCTATAAATGCTTTCGGCGTTCTGTTCATAACGTCCCTCAAGTTTTTACTACTTCCTGTTTGAAAGCCCTTTGATGGTCTTCGATTTAATCCTTTATTCGACATTATGCAAACCTCCCTGTGCAGTGATAGAATTTAAACAGTCCACCTACGTCCCTCTGCCCTTCTCGGTTCTTGGCTACGTTGTATATTAGCTCCGTGTAAGGGCCGTGACTGTCGTGACCCTTGGAGGATTCAAAGTCCCCCTTGGATGGATACATGAGCAGGACTACGTCAGCATCGTTTTCAATATCGCCTGAGTCCTTGAGGTCATAGATTCTAATCCTTTCACTCTTGGCTCCCTCTCGGTTAACCTGTGCCAGTAAGATGACCGCGATGTTTAGGTCCAAGGCCATCTGCTTTATCTTGTGAGAGATGTCAGCTATGCCTTCGCACTTCCCCATCTTCTTGCTGTCGAAGGGTATAAGTTGAAGGTAGTCAATGACCACAAGTTTTACACCTTTCTTGCGGACCAAGTGACGGACCTGACTCGTGAGGTCGTCAGCGTTTCTAACGCTGTGAGATGTGTAAAGGGGAAGCTCGGCGGACTCCCTGGTCACTGTCTTGAACCTCTCCTCCTGTTCGGGGCTTGCGACTCCATCCTGAATGTTCATTACGTTAATGCCAGATATCGTCTGTATCATGCGCTTCATTAACTGCTTCCTCGGCATTTCAAATGAGAAGTAAGCCGTAGGTGTTTCGTCCTGCTTCATGGCCTTGGTTGCTATGAATAAAGCTAGTGCGGATTTACCGCAGGATGTAGGGGCCGCTAGTGTAAGCACCTCCCCTGCCGCGATGCCATTGTTACCAAGGTATCCGTCAAGTCCCCTGATGTTAGTCTTTACTACGTCTGGGTTAAAGGTGCCGTCCTGCATCTTCTGGATGTCATCAAGGATCTCTTCGGCGGAGTCCACTACCGAGAACGTGTCCGTGCCCAGGGTATCAACCTTAAGTATATCATTCTCCAGGGATGCTCTGATCACCTGGGACTCAGCTGATTCGGACTCAGCTTGTTCTACAGCAACTCGGCACCCGCGAATGAGGGACCGTAGCTTACTCTTCTCGGCTACCAGCTTGGCGCAATACAGGGCCTGCAAGGGGGTCTCAGCCTCCTGCATTACGGAAAAGATACCAGCCATGCCTCCGACCTCGTCGAGGCCCTTAGAGGCTTTTAAATCCTCCATCAAGGAGATCTCGTCCAAGGGCTTACCCTTCTCTACGAGGGACGCGATGGCTGTAAATAGTAACTTACCCTTGAGGGTATAGAAATCGTCGGGTGTAACAATGACGGATACTGTGTCGTATACGGAGTAGTCCCCATCCAGGAGACAGCAGGCAATTAGTTTGTATTCAGCTTCTTCGTTATGCGGGGGCGTTTTTGTTTCGTTCGTTATCATTTTCAAGTATGTCTAGCATAGCACGGAGGCATTGGCCTATGGCGTTGTGCTTGATTAGTATGCTTTTAGGAATCCCTCTCGTGTCCATGTCGTTGTACAGGTTGATTGTGAGTTCAGTGGCTTCCTTAATTTTATCGTTCATGTGCGCTATCTAATAATTTTATGTAGTAATACTTGACCCCTCTGCACCGTGCAAAAGGGCCAAGCATTCTATCATAAGGAGTTACTCCTTCTCAGCTCTTTCGAGCATCCCTATGGCTATCAATGAGTAGCCAATTAGGTCACGGAATATGTCCTTGGATTGATCGCCTTTAGTAATAACTTTCAGCTGACCATCCGAACAGAAAGCCTTAGCTCTCTGGAATTTGTCCTGCATCCTGATGCAGACTCCAGTAAGAGGGTGAACCCCGAACTCGGTTGAGTAATCAAAGTTAGCGAATGGGTTTTCGCAACTCTCACCTCCCGTATAGTCCGTGTTCTTATTAGCAGTCATATCCAATATGGATTTAACTTCATCTCGGCGGAACTGATCCCACCATATCTTATCGAAGTCCCCCACGATTTAGAACGGTGCGTCGTCTATGTTTGGGGTGCTAGTAGGCACTGCCTCAGTATTCTGAGTTGCCTCCAGCTGTTTATCCTCAGGCGCGTAATCAGCGGCCAGGGATAGCAATGGTTGGCCACTGCGTCCTTGTTTCTTCCACCCCTTGAGGTAGTACAACCCTGGCTTACTGACGAAGATACGTCCGTTATAGTCAGGGTGGTTTTCTTTCTGCTTGCGGTCATTGATGCCGAGCAGTCCTGTGTTTTCTCTGTATGTTGCCATATGTATTATTATTATTGCGGGTTAAAATTCAACGGATTGATTAACGGCACGAGGACTGTCCTTGCCGTGCTTGTTGGTTGCATCAGGGTCCTTGGTATCATCGATAGCAAAGAGGCCGTTCAAGGCGTATTTACGTGCATAGGAACTAGCGGAGCCAGTAATCTGTGCTTCGTCCATACCCTTCTTAGTCTCAGCTTCACGAGCAAAGGCTGTTGTTACAGCTATGGGATCGGAGTGCGACTCGGTAACAGTAGCTGTTGCCTTGACGTATACCCTACCCCCTACCTCAACGATCTCGTCGCTGACTGTAAGGAAGCAATCGTATTTATTCAATAAAGGCTTAACGGCCTCTAGTATATCTTCGGCGGATCTGTAGGAATACCCACCGAACTTGTTAGTCTGTCCCTTCGGAGCCTTAAGCTCGGACTGGATGGACTGCATTATTTTTACTGGTTTTTTATCTGTCATAGCTTTGTTTTATTAATCTACGGTAAAGTTGGGAGCGCTGATTTTGATTAGAGCAGTCATTGATTTCGTCCTCAGTTGCGCCAATGGATTCAAGTTCTAAGACCTGCTCTTGTGCTGTCAACTTGTTTTTGAATTTGTTTGTAAGTTGTATAAGTCCCACGGGGTGAAGGACATCCAGGGTCTCTTGCTCAAGGTAAGCGGCCATTGCATCAAGCACACCAGGCAAATGTTCCTTGTCCCCCTTGCACATTCTCATGTAGAAGTTCTCTACCTTTCCGAGAAGACTGTTCGCCTGCCTGGATATAACACCTCGGACCAACCCAGTCTGGTGGTCGTGGTCCAGGACCCAATCATCTTTCTTTGTGGCCAGGATAGGACAGCACAAGGGCTTGTTCTTCTCCCTGTATTCTTTTATTTTATTTTGCGGAAGATACATCTAGTTCTGTGAGTAAATTTTTAAGGGCGTTCTTTTCCTGGGTCAGTTGCTTACGCTGCTCAAGCATTCTCTCCATCCTAAAGGACAGAGTCCTGGACTCCTGTCGGATCATGTCGATCCTAGTCTGTATTCGTTCGACGTTGCTCTCTATTTGTGTCATGCTCATTGTATTATTTTTCTAGTATTTGTATCGGTAGATTTAAGATATCACTCATCTTTACGATTGAAAGTAAATCGCTACGGCCCTTCCTCGTGTATCCCTTATACAGTGCGTCCGACCCACGGCTGACCTTGTCATCCAGGTTGCACTTCTTACTGGCCATCTCGTAGAGATACGCCCTCTTGATCAAAACAAAATCATCCTGCCTTTCAAAGGCGATGAAGTCCACGTTGGATGCTAACCACCCTCGGTCACCCGCAGTGTTCTTGAACTCCAACCATACGAGTTCGTCTTGCTCGGAGCTATCGCTCCTATTCACCCTCTTGCGGGCCTTGACATCAATCGTCCCTCGGTCAGTGACGTAGTCAAAGTGCTTGTATTGCTCCTCAAGGGTCGAGCGCCTGTATTCTATACCTCGCCTATCCAAGATGTCTTGGAAGGACGTCTCGACGCTCTGGCCTCTGTTCCAACTAGGTGTATCAATAAAATCAAATGTCTTCATGGTGGGGTAGGTTAGTGCTGAGTAACTTCTTGGACGGAAAGTATTTTACCCGAACCTCCGCGCTTGAAGACGCAGGTGCCAGTCTTGTCGGGGTTCTTCTGTAGTAATAGTTTGACCGCTTCGCTTGAGCTGTGCGCCCACTTAGATGTATCACCCACGTATCCTTCTGGCATATCGTTGCGGGTGTATCTAATCCTGTATTCAGTCATCAAATACTACGGTAAATCCTACGCCTGCATTGGTGCCGATGACATTGAAGTCAATCCATTCCATTGCTTCGATATCAGTCATGCCGTCACGGGACATAAAGATGTCCACCATCTTGCTGTGCAGGTAGCACAACTGTCCTTCATGATCCACGCCAATGACCGCCTCGTCGAGGCCGTCGAATCGGATTGCCTTCGGGTCACAGCAGTCCAAGTAGTATTCTATATCCTGAGTATTCATTGTATTCATCATATTTATTACATTCTTAGTAACCAGTAAAGTTCAGCGCACTTCTTTGCTATCTTGATGCCGTTCTGCATCTCATCCTGCCTCCACTCCCTGTGGTAGTGCTTCTTGGTATCGCAGTCAACGACCACTGAAATGCAGGACGGAAGGTAATCAAGGTTGTGTTCCTTCATTAACATAAATGCTTCTACTGCAAGCTGTTGGCAATCCTTATCATAGGTCTTAGCCTTACCCTTCGTGTTAGTCCTGCACTTGTAGTCCGCTAGAAAAACTTTGCCCTCGGAGTCATGGCCGATGAAGTCCACGCTCCCCGCAATCTTGATGCGGTTATTAGCTATGATGCGCTCGCAGGCTATTGGCTTAACTCCATTGTCCCGCACCCACTCCACGAATGGCATCGCCCACTCGTCCCACGGGCTAGGTTCTGGCCGATCCTCGGCGCCCAAGAATTCGTATTCAATATGATCCTCAATAACCTTGTGAACGGTGGTGCCGAACTCAGAGGATTCAATTGTGTCCCCCGTGATCGGGTGCGTCCTCGTGCCGTAGGTCAATCGTTCAATGTCCTGCCAAGCTAAGATGGGATGCTCCCTCGCTAGGGATGTAATCATCCTGGGCTTGTAGATGCCGTCTAAGAATGCATCCTTTACTATCCCTAGGACGGTGGTCACCGAAGGGTAGACCTTGTGTTGCTTTCGCGCCCTTGCAGGGGTCTCAATATCTGGTTCAAATTCTGGGTTACGGATGTCATTGCAATTGTAGAAGTGAGCCATAATATTTTTTGAAAAAAAAGGGTGAAGGGCTATCCAAGCCCCCCACCCTCTCGGTGTCAACCCCTTTATTCCAATCAAATTTCCTCTTGGTCCAAGATATAATTAAGCACGTCACGCAGGGCGTCCAAGTCAGAGCATTCATTTGTATCGTACTCGTGCTTGGATAGCTCCGAAGAATCCGACGTTAGAATGAATACAGTTCTGAACTCTGGCTTTATTATATTGTCCAAGTAGACTGATTTAAGATGCCTGTGCGCCATCAGAGCCAGTAGCTCCGTGTCAGTTCTGGGCGTTAGTTCGGTCTGGATCGGCATGATGTACTGATCCCCCGCTTCAAGTTGTCCGACGTGAGCGTCAGAGAATCTGCCACGGAGTCCCACGGCTGATACGATTTCATCATGGGGCAAGCGTATGGCAGGCCCATGTGGGTAGGTGTGTATTTTTATTTTCATAGTTATTCTGGTTCGTTGAATACTTCGTCTTGGCACTTCTGACATAGTCCAGATATCGCGTATTCGGTAACGGACAATGCATCAGTGAACTCGTTTGCCTCCTTCTTGCATACAGCACAGATGCCAGTCTGCACCGCCTGCTTGGGGGAGATTCCATTGAGGGCTTCTAAGAAAGCCTCAAGCTCTGGGTGTCGCTCAACTGGTTCTACCACTAGGATGCGCTTACCCTGTGGGGCGTCGTCATCAATTCTGGATATCATAAGTTCTCCTATTTGATTAGTAGGTCAGTTAGCTTGTCGATATTAGCGTGATCATTCACACCAGAGAAAAGGGCGAAGCCTATCTCACGACCGACCGCGTCCATCGGCTTCCCGTATTCCATGTGACTGAACGCACCCCAACACGGGATGTAGTAAAGCGTCACGGAGTTATCGGACACCTTGATCGGTTTGCCGTTAGGCGTGACTGCTCTCACGAACTCACCCGTCACGTTGCCAATGTTAGCTAGTGAAACGAAGGCGCGGAACGGGTTAGCGTCCACGCACCATCCGTGAGGTGCTGTGACTAGGTAGATGCCGTCACGGGCATTTGTATTGTGCATTTTTTTCATCGTTTTTTTCTTCCTTGGTAGAATTGAACCATGCTCTGGACGCTGTCGGACAGCTTGTCGAGTATGTACTTGGGGTTAACGCCCTCAGCTATCTTGAGATTGTCGAGGATCTTGTTGTCGGACTCCCGCCTGCCAAGCGTACGACCGAAGCCGTAACGCCCGTCAGTGAAGGCGTAGCGCCCGTATGAGATGTCGATTAATACCATCGGCCTACCTTCTACGAGGTATGCCTTTCCGATTTGTAGGTTAGGTTTTGTTGTCATATTTATTTATGTGTCGGTTTTCTAGTTCAGTGATGGAGTCCTGCATTTTAATTAAGTCCTCCTTTGTTACGTCCTCTGGTTCGTCGAGTAGACAGGCTACGTCGATGGAGAGGTCAGATATTATTTCGGTTATACTCTTTATGCTTTTCATTGTTATAGGTAGTGCATGATGATTGATACCGCTAGCAGTATGCCACCAACGATGATGCTCCAGAACACGATGAACGCGCTCTCCTCTTGCTTGTCCGTTTTGACTAGCTTGTTTGGCTTATGTATTTTCATTGAACTTCCTCCGTGTTGTATCCGTTTTCCTTCAGCAGTTCTAGGACTCCAGAAGGTAGAGAGAAGACGCCGTCGTAATCGGTGACTTCCTTGTTGTCGAACCAGAGTCCACCCTCCGCGTGCCAGTCATCTCCGCCCGATTCCTCGTCGTAGATTTCAAACCACCCGTAACAGTCGTTCTTGATTCCTAGAGTGCAGTTAAGTTTAACCTCCTTCTGCTCTCTGATTACTCCGAATGAGTTCTCGTAAGTGAGATGCTCAGTCGTGGTCTTGGTGTATTGCTTTGTTTCTGTATTCATAGTATTGATTTGTTATGTGTTATTTCGGCGATATACTTTTCTTGCCATTCAATGGGCAGATCGGTTGTCTTAATGAACTCCTCGCCCTGCTCAAGTTTGAAGCCATCATTAAATAATTCGATGACTGATTCGCTTGCGTAGATTATGTCTAAGGATTCGACAGGCTTGTTGTCTTTGAATAAGACATAATCGGTTTTGTATAATTTAACTTCTGTATTCATATTTGTATTGGTGATTAGTTATGCTTTACGATAATAGAAGTTTCCCCCGTGCGTATATCGGTAGCGATGAAAACGTCATCATCGCATCCTAACTCTTTTAAGCGTTCTAGTTTGTCGGCCTCACTCATCCCTTTAGTCGGTTGGCAATAGACGTTCTCTAGGACTTCAGTTATTGAGGCGTGTTCTGTGCTATCTGGGTGTAGTATTTCTGTATTCATATTTGTATTGGTTCGCGCCTGTATTCAGTGGCGCATGTATTGATTAGTGTTGATCGTAAGCTGATTGCTTGCACCCAGAAAGCCCGCACCAGATGGACTGGATACGGGCTGTGGATTACTCCGCGTGGAGCCTGCTTGCAACGTCCTTAGCGGACGCCTGCCATGCTTCCCAACTGACTAGACCATTAGTCCAATTGTCGGGCTTCTCATTGAGTCCTGCGATCTGCTCGCAGTATTTCTCAATGGCGCTTAGAACCACGATCTGGTTCAAGGGCGAACCCCATTCCATCGCGTCGGTTACTTTTTCTACGTTTGTTTTACTCATAGTTTACTCTCTGTTGGTTTTCGTCGATGTGGATCATTATGATCTCTTTCTCTACGTTTGAATCGTCGTCGCCCAGTTCAACTCTGATAGAATACTTCGGAGGCAATTCCGTTTCGTATTCCATCCAGAGATAAAACTCTGGGTCTAAAAACAAGTCTCGTTCAGTCAAGTCCTGCTTGCTGTCTGGCATTGCATCTGGGTCATCCCATAGCTCCAAGTCGATGACCGTATGGTTGCGGAGTTCATCGTAGTGGATATCATCTATACTGGTGTCGCACCAGTAGCTCCTGCCGTCCTTTTCGATGTCCAGACCGCCGAAACTAAGTTTGTCATCATCAAGCAGAACCCTGTCTTCCTCCTTCCACTTGCGGGTGAGGTCTCCCTCCGCTATGACACGGATGGAATTCAAAGTTGCGTTTTCAATAGTAGCTTCTTTCATATTTTTATTGGTTGATTGTTGATTCGACGGGACATCCGTCTACCCAGAAAGCCGTGACCCCGAAGAGCCACGGCTGTGGTGTTAACTGATTGTCGCAGATGTAAACTTCGACGATGTCCAAAGCCATTCGCCGTCTGCGTAAACATAGAGGTCAACGCTCTGATCGGTGTATTCGTCCGACAGCTTTTCGAGAGCCTTTTCAGCTACCTCTAGTGACTTGCAAGCCACCTTCTTTTTATAGTGCGGATACTTGCCTGCGGTTACGATATACTTCATGTCTTCGGCGATTGTTCCTTCGTTATAATTACTCATGATATTTGATTGGTTATGTGTTAAATGTAAGAGATCAGAGATGACCTGCTTACACCCAAAAAGCCCGTAGCGGTTAGGCTACGAGCTGTGTGGATCGTTAATACAATAAGTTGCCTTGGCAGTCGAGGCGACCTAGATACTCGTCTTCATCTCGACGGTCTTGAACCTCCTGTGGAAGCGCCTCAAACCGAAGCTCGACTGCTTTAGATTTAGGGTTTCCGTTAACATCCCATCGTTCGCCATTGGCGAGCGTGACCTCGTAACCATATTCGGTCGAATGCCACTTTTGGATGTCTAATACTTCACCTGTTTCTGCGTTTTGATATTCCATAATTTTGATTGGTTGATTGTTAATTTGAAGCAGTGTGCTTCTACCCAAAAAGCCCGCACCTTGTGGGGTGCGAGCTGTGGGTTACCAAGGTAGCAGTGAAGCTCCGAGTTGGCGTTGGATTCGTTGGACATTAGGGCTGACCTTCGGCACCTGCTTGGCTATAAAAGCCTTGCCGTAGATGTCTGCGTCTGGGGCTTCCTCGGTGGCTTTCCATCCGAGTTTGATGCCCCTGTATCCTTCGTCCTTCCATGAGTCCCGCATCGCCTCTAGCTCGTATTCAGCTTCGGCTTTGTCGTATGATCCATAGAGGGTTTCTGTTGCACCGTCGAGTTTGGCAGTGATTTGGAAGTACTTGAATTCAGTCATAATTTGGATTGGTTATTGGTTGATTGTTGGTCTGTATTGCGGGCTTCCAACCGTCTCAGAATTGAGGCTACATTACCAATCTATGTCCCACTTACTACGTCATCGATGGTGCCGTCTGGCATCCAATCTCTCCACTTCCTGTTCTATTTGGCGCATCTGTTTCAATGCACGGAGAGACCATCTGGTGTATCTCACCAGAGTCGGTAGCGTTTGGACTGAGAAAGAACGGGAACTGCGATGTCATACTGGACTGGGTCACAAAAGGGGTCAAGCACTAAACGGAAGAAAAGTGCCAATTTCTTCAAATAGATCCTTTTTCTGGGAGGTCAGTGCGGTGGAATAGGGGATAGGAAATCTTTTCGGCCCTCAAGATTCTGATTCATCAACAATTGGATTCTACCCCGAAGTCATCCCATTAAATGCATCAACTCATATGACCATCTTGGCGTTGGTATCGTCTGGCACCCGTGGGCTACATATCTACTACCTCACGGGGAATTCATGGTCATCCAGTCGGTGGAGTAGGGGATAGGTGCAGGTAAAAGTGCAGGTAATGGTGCAGATAACAGTGCAGATGTTGAATCAATCTGAATGCATTACGCTTTCGCAGAAGAAAAGGATACCTCACGCGAGGCGCTCTATGCTAGGATACAAGCGGGCTACAGGGCAATGGTGCATACATATGTGCAGATTCGCTGAGAATTAGACATAAGATATATTGTGCCGTCCAGATAGTGATGCCCCTGCTCGCGCATGACAGGGGTGGAGGGGGTCAGCGCGCGCGCCAACGCTAGATACATGTATCTTCAATCGGGGCTTAAAAAAAAGTGCCTCTCAAGGCGCCCCTCCTGGCCCTCTCCTTAAGGTTCCTTCCTTAAGGTCCCCTTCCCTTTGGGTTCTCTTCTTAAGGCCCCCTCTACTTTTTACAAAAGTACTTACATAAAGGACGAGTGTTCCTTAAGGAAGAGGGCAATGAAAAGACCTGTCAAGTCCGTAGTCACATATTTTTTTACCTATGGCTCATTAACTTGACGGATCCTCGATATGGTATCATTGATTGGTAATGGCTACCAAGGAGGAGTTAATCAGTCAAATATCGGATTCGATCCAGGAGATCGTAAAGGAGAAGGAGGCCATCCAGGCTAGAAGCCTGAGTCGGCATAACCCCGAAAAGGTGGCCGAGATACTTTACCTATACAGCACGGGCAGTTCACAGACCAGGATCGTCAAGAAATACGGAATGGATCGGGGGACGGTTATTTCTGTCCTCACGGATTACGCGGACCACCTCGGTAAGTTCAGGGACCTGTCGGGCAAGATCGCGGCCCAGAACTATCTGAACCTCTCTAGTTTAGAGGAGGACCTCATTGAAAAGGTCAGGGACAGGATGGAGAATGACCCAGAGATGGAAGTAAGTTTCAAAGATCTCAAGGAGCTGTCCATAGCTAAGGCTAATGCTTCTAGAGAAGCGCTTACTGCACGGGGCGAGGCTACTCAGATAACCGAGGACAGGAAGGTCTTTACCCAGGATGACTACGAGGCTACGATCAAGGCAGCCAGGGAAAGGATCCAGAAGGCTAAGGTAATAAATGCGGAGGTAAAGGATGCCTAGGTCAGTCATAGATGATAGCTATGACCCCATCTACGACCAGGTTCGGGGAATCCTGGGAGAGCATTTTGAGAACTACTGCTTCATAGTAATGAACTCCGAGGGAGAACTATTCTATGACTACAACCATCTCCCAGCTGGTAAGATGCTTATAAACGAAATGCAATACGAGATACGGGAAGATAACCTGGAGATTGAATGGGACTTCGGTGTTGACCCCGATGACCTGGAAGAAGAGGAATGACTATTGAGTTCACAAAGCACCCAATCCTGGAGTCCCCTACTGACGAAGAGATTGTTATATTAGGTGAAGCGGACCCCAAGTTACTAGCTTCTTTGCACGAAGCTCACGAGGGTAGAATACTGGCGGCGGAGACGGACCCCTTGCGTCATGGCTTCGACCTACCAGGGTGGGGCCGTATGCGTGACGCCATGCGGGACTACGACGAAGTCATAACCTTCGGGGGAAATAGAAGTGGTAAAACCACTGGCTGTGCTAAGATGCTAATGGAGGCCGTTACTAGCAACCAGGACGGACACGTTGTGTGCTTCAGCCAGAATGCGGACACCTCAGTAAAGGTGCAGCAGGCTGCGGTCTGGGAGATGATGCCCAAGGAGTTCAGGAAGAAGACCAAGAGTATTGAGGGTTATATTAACTTCAGTATGCAGAATGGCTTCACTGGATCTAGTTTCATCTTCCCCGATACCAGGACCCGTGTAGATTTCAAGACATATACGCAGTTCAGTAATAACCAGACTATACTTGAGGGTTTCGAGTTCGGGTTCAGAAAGGCTGATAGCCTGAACATAGGTGCATGGCTGGACGAATACCTAGGGGATGCGGCCCTGGTCAATACCCTTAGATTCCGTCTAGCTACCAGGAACTCCAAGATGATCCTGGGCTTTACCCCTATTGATGGCTACACGCCCTTCGTAGCTGAGTACTTAAAGGGCGCGGAGACGCTTGAGACTAGGAACGCTGAACTCCTGGATAAAGCGGTCCCAGTAAAGCAATACAGCCCTGAACGGGATGCTGGTATTGTTTATCTGCACTCGGACGAGAACCCCTTTGGCGGTTATGACCGTATAGCCAAGGACCTCAAGAACTCCAGCCAGGACACAATAATGGTCCGCGCCTACGGTCTACCCACGAAGTCAATGACTTCATTGATACCTAACTTCAGCCCTGAGGTGAATGTTTTATCCGATGAACCAAACAAATACGGAATGACCTTCCCTCCCGTGGATTCACTGACCTGGTATCAGGTAGTGGACCCAGCCTTTGCTAGGAACTACGTCAGTATCTGGGCGGGTGTTTCGGAGGCAGAGAATATATATATTAGAAAAGAATGGCCCGACAGGGACACTTACGGAGAGTGGGCGCTATTCGGGGACCCGAAGTGGAGATACGGCCCAGCGTCCAAGAAGGTTGGCTACGATGTTGAGAAATACGTAGAACTATTTCACGAGATAGAGGACGACATGGGTATAAAGGTGATGGAGAGGATAGGGGACTCCAGATTCTTTGCTAAGGAGAATGAGAACAACGTGGACCTGTTTACAAGTTTCTATGACCACGGGATGAGCTTTATACCATCCGATGGACAGACGGAGGCCGTAGGTGCCACAGCTTTGGACGAATGGTTCTTTTATAACCATGACTACGAAATTGACGAAGCGAACCAACCCAGGTGTTATGTGCATAAGGATTGCGGAAATTTAATAGAATCAATTATTAGCTATAATTCATCAGGTAAATCAGACGAAGCACTAAAGGACTTCTTTGACGCATTGAGATATTTAAGAATGTCCAATGCTGGAATGGGTCCTGACTATTTCTCGGACAACAGTATGGAAACAACCATGAAACATAAAGGAGGGTACTAATGCCTAAGGTAAAATTAACTGCACTATCTAATGAATACGAAGTAACCTTTGAGGAGGCTATAGGTATCGTCCTAGAAAAGATCCCTGAGGAATACATTACTGGCAGGGGTAAGAACACCTGGATCTCCGAAGAAGGCCAGCAGATCATAAAGGAGGGTCTATTTATAGACGAAATAATCCCTAAGAACTATATAGGCAAAGTAATTGCGGAATGCCCGAATCCGAGGTATAATTTTGTATACAACAAGGATATAGGAAAAAAGGTACCAGTAATGATTCCCCGAAGGTTACAAGGCAAGTTCATAGGAAAGATGATTGACTTTGAGGCCATTGAGGATATAAAGGGTGTAAGTTATCGGTATGTCAAAAAAAAGCAAAGTTGATAACACTTTGGACCAAAAGTGGTGCAGGGAGAACTCAGATAGACTGGCGTCATTTGAGATACTCAAACGCTACGTCAAGCACGAGACCAAGGTTCCTATGTCCCACGAAGACCTGTATGATAAAATAGGCGTCTCTAAAACGCAATGGTGGAGACTATTACAATCCCTAAAAGAACGACTTAATGATAAGTAACAATATTTCTGAAGCATTAACCTACCTGTCGGATGAACCCGACGTAAAGGCACTGAACTTAGCATACGACCAAACGGTCACTGAGCTTGAGGCATATTTTGACTTATGCAGAACGTCTTACGACGAACGAAGAAACTTCTGGCCAGGTAAGTCCAGGGATCACCGAAAGCACGGATCCGATGCATTTCCCTGGGAGGGAGCATCTGACATTGAGTGCCACATCATAGATGAGCGAATTACTCGGCTAGTAGCATTGTTCATGTCCTCACTACGTAGGGCCAACGTAAGAGCCTTCCCCGTAGAAAGCGGCGACATAGCACGAAGTAAATTAGTCTCAGGTTTTCTTAAGTGGATGGTTAGCTCAGGGTACATCCCTCGCTTCTACAGAGAGATGGAACTGGGCGCTAACTATATGCTGGAGCGCGGTATATTAATTACATATGTCGGGTGGCACAGGGAGGACAGAACCTTTAAACAACTGATTGATTTGAATCAGATTGCAGAAATAAGCCCAGAGGCCGCAATGGCTATACAGTCAGGGGACTCGGACGAGGAGTTAATACTCCTTCTTCAAAACACATTTGATGGAGTAACAGAGAAAAGAGCTAAGAAGGCACTGAAAGAACTGAGAAAGAACGGGGTTACTGAACTACCGATTGTAAAACGGCAAGTGAATTCTCCCGAAGTTAAAACACTGGCACCCGACGGCGACTTCTTTTTTCCTCCATATGTTACCGATCCTCAGCGAGCGCCTTATTGCTTCTGGAAGACTTACTACACAGCACAGGAGTTACAAACAAAAGTATCTACTGATGGATGGGATGAGGACTTCGTTGATTACATTATATCTAAATACAGGGGCGTCAATATTGATAGCATTGAGCGCGAACAGGAGGGTAGGCGCAGCATAAGCCTTACGGACAATGCATACGAAGCGGACGAACTTATTGAAATAGTTTACGGATACCAGAGACTGATTGACGAAGAGGATGGATCCGAAGGCATTTACTGTACAGTATTTCACAAGGAATTCAGCGGTAATGAAATTGCCCCTGGTTACGCTAAGTTTGAATTACTTAACGGATACGAGGACTACCCAGTCGTAGTAACTCGACTAGCTGAGGATACGAAACGTCTATACGATACCCAGACTATCCCCGACATTCTCCGTGGCATACAGAACCAGGTAAAGGTAGAAAAGGATTCCAGGATTGATCGTAACAGCCTCGCTACCCTACCCCCGATTCTTCACCCAGTAGGACAGGCACCTACGGACTGGGGACCAGGTCGAATGATTCCATATCGCCGTAAGGGTGATCTGGACTTCGCTCCAACTCCTGCATACAATCAAGGTTCCCTTGAGATGGAAACTACCCTAACGGATCTTGCGGATCGACTTGTGGGTTTGGATGAGCAATCACAGATTAGCACAGTTCGACAGCAGTTCCTTGTGGACAAGTTCCTTAGCCATACAGCCGAGGTTCTCAGGATGTCATTCAAGTGCTTCCAGCGATTCGGTCCTGATGAAATATTCTTCCGAGTAACTGGCATCCCTGACGCACAGGTGTTTAACAAAGGTAACCCCGATGAGAACTTTGATATATTAATTAACTTCGATGTCCTTAATGCGGACCCAGAAAATGTTCAGGCAAAGCTCAAGCAGTTCGCTGAACTGACGCAGTTCAATACTAATAATAGAATGAGCATGGACAACTTCCTGGACATTGCGGCCAGTGCGGTTGACCCCGTCATGGCGGATGCTATTCTTCAGCCAGTTGAAAGCGCTCAAGAAGAAGTGGTCAAGCAGGTTACCGATGACTTAGCCAAAATATTTGCTGGTATCGAAATGCCAGCTAGACCAGCAGGAGCGCAGATTGCTATGCAGGTCATACAGGAATACGCCCAGCAGCCCGATATTGCACAACGTGCAGCCACCGATGAAGCCTTCTCTGCAAGATTACAGAAATACATTGGACAATACACATTCCAGATGCAACAAGCCCAGAACGCTCAGATTGGTAGAGTCGGCACGGCCCCTGCACAGATGGGTGCTGTTAATACTCAAAATATGTAGTATTGCTTTATTAACCAATACTTGCAGGATGATTGAGAATAAGACACCCTCACAATTTGCCTTACAGCGAGTTCGTGATCAGCGTTCACAGAGTTACTATGATATGCTTTCCCTTAATGAGGGCAACAAACCTAAGGTCTACAAGGACAGCAAGGGTAACCGCACAATAGGAATTGGCTTCAATCTTGAAGACGCTGGTAATAGAAATTTCCTAAAGCAGAAGGGTATTAACATCAATGAATTGTTCGCTGGAAGGGAGTTAACCGACAGGGAAACAAAAACCCTTTACAATCATAGCCTAACCCAAGCGTTCAGGGACGCTCAGTCATATGACCCTAACTTTGCCAAGAGACCCGAAGCAGTTAAGATGGCGCTAGTGGATATGGCTTTCAACTTAGGTCTAACCAAGTTAAATAAATTCGTGGAGATGAAAAAAGGTCTTATGAATAATGACTACAATGTTGCAGCCGATGAGATGGTTGACAGTAATTGGTACAAGCAGGTAAAGTCCAGAGGTCCCAGGATGGTTGAAGTAATGCGTTCAGCGGCACGATAAATGAATATTCAAGAAGACATAAAGGCTCTTCAAGGTTACGAGTCCTTTGCTAGGTTCATAGATTTAATTCACTCCCTCAGGGAGGAAACAATTTCGGAGTTACACGAAGCTCCATCGGACAGGATACAACAGATATCGGGTCGTATAATTACATATGACCAGGTACTCCAAATGTGCGATTGGGAGAAACTTCAAGCAACTTTTAAGGACAGGATGTAACCACCTGTGCTATAATCCAAACATCGCAATCTCTCGGCGTAAATGAGTGGCTATTATGACAGATGAAATAACGACTGCTGACTCTGGGGCAGACACAAAACCAGTGGCAAATACTAATATATCCGTAACGGATCTTGCAAATCGTCGATTGGGCGAGATGACTTCTGAGCCAAAAGCTGAGGAAGAATCCAATCCAATTGCTGATGAATCAGTTGAAGAGAACTCAGAAGAGGCTGTTGAGGAAACTCAGGAAGCCGAATCAGAAAACTCAGAGGTTGATTTAGATTCCGAGGATGTTCTTTCACAGATTGACTTGGACACCATGTCCGAGGAGGAATTACAGGAGTTATCCGAAAAGCTAGGCAGTAAGGCTGTTGCTAGATTTGGTGCTTTGACGGCAAAACGCAAAGCGGCAGAGGAGCGACTAGCAGTACTTGAGGCAGAACTCAAGGATAAGAAGAACCCTCTTGATACCCAAAAGAAAGTAGAAAACAACCCGTTCAGTTCATTGGAAACAATTGAACAGTTGCAGAGTAAATCTGCGGAGGTTGATAATATTATCGAATGGGCCGAGGACTTATTATTTGAAAGTGATGGCTACGCCGCTGACGATGTAATAACAGAATTACAAGGAAGCGAGTTAACCAAGGCCGATGTTAGACGATCACTACTCCAAGCCAGAAAGGCAAGTAAGACATTTTTACCTGACCAACTGCGTAAAGTAGAAGCCCAGATAAAGGGTACTGAACTTGAAACCGCATTTGATAAACGGGCAAAGGATGAACTATCTTGGCTAAGTGGCGATGACAATGATACTAGGAGACAATACGAATCCACAATATCTGATCCAAGGTTCAAAAAACTAAAGGAGATTGTTAAGAGGGAGACACCTGAAATATCTGGTCAACTTGATTACTTCTTTGCCCATGCTGCTAATAGCATCTATGGCCGCAAGGCGGTGCCTCAGGGCAAATCAGGTATGACTATGAATCCTCCTAGAACTGGGCCAACTGGCTCCGCTAAATCGGATAAGTCACAGTCAAGAACTGCTAAGGCCATCAAGGACTTGCAAAGTCAATTCCATCAATCGGGTAACGCTCGTGATTTCGCTGCACTTAGAAAACTACAAATGGCTTCACGCCGTTAACTTAACTCATAAATAATTAATCATTAAATACAATGTCATTCTCAAATACATTCGATACTACTAATACAGGATCGGGCGTTTCTAACCGCGAAGACTTGACTGATGTCTTGACTATCCTCGCTCCAGAAGAAACTCCTATCCTTTCATCTGCTAATAAAGAACGCGCATCCTCAACATTTGTTGAGTGGACTGTTGATAGCCTTTCGGCTCCACAGACTGCTGGCATCTCTGAAGGTGCTGACGTTACCGCATTCACTGACCAGTTTGCTGGCCGTGCAAAACTTGGTAACCGCGTTCAAAAATTCCGTCGTGACTATATGGTTTCCGATATGCAAGAAGCTGTCGATTCTGTTGGTCCCGCTAAGATCGCTCAAGCTGAAGCTAAAGCTATCCGCGAACTAAAGCGCGACGTTGAAGCTACTATTGCTGGAACTCAACCCTCTGCTGTTGAAAACGGTGCTGGCACAGCCAACGCACTTCGTGGTCTTGGTAGCTGGTTAACTGGTTCTACTGGTCCTTCTGACGTTCCTGCTGCATTCCGCACACCTGATGATAGCGTCTACACAGCCGCAGAAGCTGCTGCTGGTGGAACTGGCCCATTCAGTGAATCAACTCTTAACGGCATTATCAGTTCTATCTTCCGTGTAACTGGTTCAGCTAACAACCTTATGCTTGTTGCTGACACTGGCCTACGCCAAGTTATTGCTGACTTCGCTCGCGTTTCTTCTGGCTCTGACAATGTTCGCTCCGTGAACTACGACGGTGGTAGCGGTACTATCAAGTTATCCGTTGACCTCTATGAGTCCGATCATGGTGTTGTATCCATTGTTAACCAAAATCCTGACTGCGCGCCTAACTTTGGCGGTAATACAGCTACTGGTTCTGGTTACATCGTGAACCCAGAATACTACGGTATTCACGAGCTTATCCCAATGGGATCAACTCGCCTTCCAAATCTTGGCGGCGGTGAGCGTGGATTCGTTGACTGTGCATTGACTCTCGGAGTGTACCATCCTGGC